CAGATGCTAATATAAAATATCTTCATGCGGTACACTATCTCGCATGGAAACAGGGTCTAAAAACTCTATACTACTGCCGCTCCGAAAAGATTGGTAAGGCAGATAAAGTATCGAAGCGCATTGAACGAGAAGCGATTAAAGAAATCGACTTTAAGGCAATGATTGACGGCGATGCCTGTATAGCTTGCGAAGGGTAAACGAATGACACAATATTTTGCACAAATAGTATCAAAACCAGATTGCCCGTATTGCGTAAAAGCAAAAGAGTTTATGCAGGGCATGGATATTAAATATACTGAGATGGTAGTTGGCCAAGATTGTCTCTGGGAAGACATTACAGCACAACTTCCCAATGTGACCACCGTTCCACAGATTTGGATTAACGGTGAACATGTTGGTGGTTATGACGATCTGATCAAATGGGCATCGGAGGTATAATGTCTAATCTTTTAAGCGAACGTTCTTATTTTAAACCTTTCAATTACCCATGGGCATATGATGCTTGGTTGAAGCACGAACAGTCACACTGGCTTCACACCGAAGTTCCAATGATTGAAGATGTCAACGATTGGAAGAAGCGCCTCACCGATGGTGAAAAGCACTTCCTCACGAATATTTTCCGTTTCTTTACACAAGGCGATATCGATGTTGCGGGTGGTTATGTAAACAACTATCTACCATATTTTCCTCAGCCTGAAATTCGTATGATGCTTATGGGATTTGCTGCCAGAGAAGCATTGCATGTCGCAGCCTACTCACATCTTATTGAAACTCTGGGTATGCCTGAAACGACATATCAAGAATTTCTTGAGTATGATTCAATGAAAGCAAAGCATGATTACTTCTTAGGCCTGTCAAATGCGGGTGCAACACCTGAAACTATCGCTACTAATATTGCTGCATTTTCGGCGTTCACTGAAGGTATGCAGTTATTCTCGTCCTTCATCATGCTCCTCAACTTTCCGCGTCACGGAAAAATGAAAGGTATGGGACAGATTGTTACTTGGTCAATCGTTGACGAAACACAACACGCCGAGTCGATGATTAAGTTGTTCCGTGCATATGTCGAAGAGAATAGAGATATCTGGAACGATGAATTGAAGTCCAGTATCTATACTATCGCTGAAAAAATGGTAGAACTTGAAGACAAGTTCATTGAACTTTCATTTTCCATGGGCCAAATGGAAGACCTCACTCAAGAGGATGTTAAGAAATATATTCGTTATATTTGCGACCGCCGACTAATCAGTCTTGGTATGAAGGGCATTTTTAAAGTCAAGAAAAATCCACTGCCTTGGGTCGAAGAAATGATTAATGCGCCTACTCATACCAACTTCTTTGAAAACCGTGCTACCGATTATGCTAAGGGCGCGCTATCTGGTACATGGGAAAGTGTTTGGGGAGCTGCATAATGGAAGAACAGGAATGCTTTTCATGTGATGCCGTGTTTTTGGTGGAGCATGAATTGGATGAAGAATACTACAAAACTAAATACTGTCCGTTTTGTGGAACCAAGATAGCCGAAGAAGACCTCGAGTTTGATGACTGGGACGAGGACGAATAAATAGTTCACACTCGGAGTGAACTAATGGTTATTAAAAAGAAGAAGCCGTTGCCAAAGAAAGTGCATAGAGTTTATTGCACCTACTTTGACGACGGCAAATACTATATTGGTTATTCATGTAAGACAGATAAACTATTTGAAAAATATTTTGGTAGTTCTACATATGTTACTAACTACGAAGGTGAAATGCGTAAAGAAGTTGTTGCGGAATATGATGGCAAATCTCACGCAAAAGCAGTCGAACATATTCTACAGTGGGAGTATCGTTTCGATGATAGGTGCATCAATGACATGTGGAATGTTAGATTGCGACTATCGCATTTGAAAGAATTAAAGTTGCCTGACTGGAGACCTGGATGTTTTTCGCAGCACTCTTAATGCTAACTGCACTTGCGATAACTGGTGTTGCTGGTTATTTTTCGATATTGGGATTGATGGCTATCTTTCCTGCCTCACCTATCGCAGTGGCTGCAATGGGGATTGTCTTAGAACTGGCCAAACTTGTAACGGCAAGCTGGGTGTATCGCAACTGGAAGATTGCTAACAAACTATTGAAGACATACTTTACGATAGCAGTGGTCGTCCTGTCGTTTATCACAAGCATGGGTGTATTCGGCTATCTAAGTAAAGCGCATATTGAACACACCACTGTTGGTGGTTCAGCACAATTACAGATTGCACAACTAGAAAGTCAGAAGACTTCGGCACAAAGGAGACTAAAGAATGCGCAAACATCTTTGGATACTCTGGACAGACTCACTACTGGTGAAAATATCCTCGATGCTAACTTCATTAGAAATCGACAAAAGAGGGAACGTGCGGCGCTCAATAAAGAAATTGAGGGTGCAACTACAAACATTGAGACTATTGAGACTAATCTCATACCGCTCAAAACTGAAAACCTCATACTCGAAGCGGAAGTAGGACCAATCAAATATGTAGCGGAACTGTTCTACGGTAGTGGTGATAATGCCACCATCGACAAGGCCGTTCGTATGATGATCATCATTCTTATCTTTGTTTTTGATCCACTAGCAATTCTTTTAATAATTGCAGCGAATATTACATTTTTAGGGTTGACAAAACGAGAAGAATCAGATATAGTGAATATTGTCTCAGTTGAAGTGGATGAACCGGAAGCTCCAACCGAGACGCCAAAAGCTAAGAAAACACGTAAGCAGAAACCAAAAGCACTCATACCAGAAGTTCCAGACTTCTTTCAGTTTGAGAAGCATGGTTCTACTCACGATGTTCCTATGCCTGACCCTCCTCGCAAAAATGCAAGAGGTCAAATTATAGTCGATGAAAAAAATATTAGGAGAATGTGAAATGATTACCGACGTTGAAGCAATGCGCGAAGACCTTAAGACCAATCTTCGTTCTAAGATTGGTACTGTTACTTTTACCAAGCAGAATGGGGATGAGCGAGTTATGCGATGCACTCTACAGGAATCGGTATTACCTGTGCAGACCGATATCGAAGAAGCTATTCAGAAAAAGACTCTTACTGATTCGCTGGCTGTATGGGACCTAGAGAAGAATTCTTGGCGTTCTTTTCGCTATGATACTGTAATTTCAGTAAAATTTGAGGGTTGACAAATACCTTGATATATCGTATAATGAGATATATTGACAAGGAGTGATTATGTATAAACTTAAGGTACCTGTTGCTGAGTCGAAGTTCGTCGGTGTAGAGCCTATCTGGGCCGATAGTTACGAACCGGTAAACTATCAAAGCGAATTTGGCAATGCTCTTAACTGGTATAACTACATCGTAGATGCCAAAGACTGTCGCGCTTTTCTTACTGATTGGTTCAAAGCCGATAAGGAGAAGCTAAAGGCTGTCAGTCAGGTACCAGATAAGTTTCTACCTCGAACCTATGCCAACACGGCTCGAATTGCCATGCGCGGCTTTCCAGTGAGCGAGGTTCACCAGAACCGCATCTGGGAAAAGATACAAGAAGTGGCAAACAAGCGCATCAAGTCAGATGACGATGATGAGCCTGCTGCCGCGCCTGTGATCAAGGTAGTCAAGCCCGTTAAACTGGCTTCTACCTATATCTCTTGTCTTGTCAACGACGAAATCGAAAATCTTATTGTTGGCGAAGACAATAAGAACATGGCTCAAATTCTAATGCCATATAAGATGAATGATAAGCAGTATGCAGCCTGCGCCGATAAGCTACAGCCTCTTCTGGCAGAATATTCAGAAGTGCTAGAACTTCGTCGAACCGATCGAAAGACTTTGACCGAAGAACAGATAGAGTTTATGGATTCTTTCCCGTTCCCTGGTATCACACTCATCAAGAAGATTGTCCAGCTTATCGAAGGTTATGTCAATGACCTCAAGAAGGCTTACGTTAGTAAGCAAGTTGCTAAAGTTCGCAGTAAGAAGCCCAAAGATAAAACTAAACTGGTACGGGCTGTCAAGTTCTTGGCAGAAGACCCTAAGTTTGGCAAGAGCGTTGACCCCATCAATCTTCTTAACTGTAGTGAAGTCTGGGCGTTCGATACAAAGACCCGCAAGATTTCCAAGTATTATAGTCCAGTCGGTGGCGGCATCACTGTAAAAGGTGCATCTCTCGTGGGTTATGATGAGGCCATGTCCAGTTGCAAATTGCTTCGAAAGCCAGAAGAACAGATTCCTGCATTTTCTGCGACCGCTAAAAAAGACTTGACAAAATGGTATTCTTCTGTTAAAAGTAAGAATGCGAATGTGCGCCCTCGACTCACGGCAACAACTTTAATTTTGAAAGTCTTTTAATGTCAGATAATGATAACATTACATATCTTCGACCTCGTTCGGCGCCGCCCACGAAAGAAGATTTGGAATCCTTTAATTATTTTCTTGAGGGTGCTACTGAATATGCTGCATATCAGGAAGCTGAGGCTTTTGCCGCTGCTTGTATAAACGGCATTTTAAGAGCCGCAGATAAGAAGCTAGGTAAGCTGGAAGACAACGTTAATGGTGACGCCGCCGTGATTGCTGTTATGATTCAGGGTATGTTTATGCGTCAAGCTGGCGTTCATTGTCCAGAAATCAATCTGTTGGATGACATTCGCGAAATCTTAAATAAAACTGGAGTGAGCGAATGATTGTAGTAGATTTTAATCAGGTAGCAATTAGCAACATGATGGTAGAACTTGGTGGTCGGCGTGATGTAGAGGTCAATGTACCTCTGATACGCCATATGATTATCAATTCAATACGTTCATATAAGCGCAAGTTCGGCAACGAATTTGGTGAGATTGTTATTGCATGTGATAATCGCCATTACTGGCGCCGCCAGTTCTTTCCTAACTACAAAGCTAATCGTAAGAAGAGCCGCGCAGATAGTGGGTTTGATTGGAATTCTATCTTCGAAGCCCTACATCAAGTTCGTGCAGAATTGTCAGAACACTTTCCGTATCCTGTCATCGATGTTGACGGTGCAGAAGCAGATGATGTAATAGGTGTTTTGGCTGAATATAGTCAGACTTCGAACACTGATGGTCTTCTGCCTAGTGCAGAGCCGTTTCTCGTGCTTTCGGGCGACCATGACTTCAATCAGTTACAGAAGTGGTCGAACGTCAAGCAGTATGCTCCTGTTCAAAAAAAGTTTGTTAAGATAACAGAGTCTCCTAGTGCTGTTCTTATGGAACACATTATCATGGGTGATAAGGGTGATGGTGTTCCCAACATTCTATCAGATGATGATACGTTTGTCACTGGTTCACGCCAGCGTCCCATGAAGAAGGATAAGGTTGCAGAGTGGAAGCACCAGAAGCCAGAAGACTTCATCACCAGTGATGAAATGTGGCGCAACTTCCAGCGTAATCGTGAACTTGTAGACCTGTCGCGTATTCCTGAAGACATCAAAAATGATGTTATAGATAGTTACGAGAAGCAGAAAGGTGGAGACCGCAGCGGTCTTCTAAACTACTTTATTGCAAATCGTATGAAGCAGATGATTGACCTGATAGATGAATTTTAATAATTCCAATGAAAGAGAATTGGCATGGCAACAAGATTAGAACCTAAAAAGTTTAAGTATATCAATGAAGCCCTAGATTGGGTAACAGAGGTAAAGGACGTAGACGAATTGCGCGAACGAGTTCGGGCAGTCTCTCTTGGCAACTCTATTTTTATGCGTTTCCTAGCTTGGGGCGTAGGATATGAACAGGGACCATATAATCTACCTGATGGTAAGACCCCCATTAAGAATGAGGGACTACCATCTGGTATGTCTGACACCACTATCACAATGGAATTTAGACGCATTCTAACTCTTCTTCCTAATGGCAGCGCAGCAAATGTCGCTCAGTGGCGCCGAGAAGAAATCTGGATGCAGATTTGCCAGGGTGTTCATCCTGACGAACAAGTTCTTTTGGATGCAGCAAAAGATAAGACAATACTGGATGTTTATCCTGCTCTTGCCGATGTGCTAGATAGTTTTCTTACTGGTTGGAAAAAGCCCGAGGTTAAGAAGAAGAAGGTATCAAAAAAGTCAGAACCACTCTCGGAATAATTCGTGATAAATTTACTTTTATACGCGGGTTGCGCAAGAGCGGGAAGCACGTGGTTGTATGGGGAGTTAAACGGCCGTGGGGACTGTGATCTATCTAGCATAAAAGAATATTTTCTTTTTATGGAGGGGTTCACGCTGAATCCTGAGTTTGATAAATCCAGTTTCTTTGACCATTATAGAAAACTGGCAGAAAATCCCGAGGTTAAACTTCTAGGTGAAATGACTCCGTGTAATGGTTTTGCAACGATAGAACAACTTCAAGAGTTTGCACTGAAGGCAACCTTGTATGAATTCAAAGTCCTACCGGTAATTATTCTCCGCGATCCAATAAATCAGAAAATTTCAGAAACAAAATTGGATGTAATCGTTAAGTTGTCTCAGGACTCTAACGAAAACATGGCTGATACATTTAAAAGATATCGACAAAATACTTCAAGTGATGTTCCTTTTACGCTAGATGATGTATTGAACATTCCGGTTCCATTTGAATCTCGATTGTTAAATTGGGAAAAAACGATAGACAATTATCGTCAAGTCTTTGGAAATATTTTTATCGGATTTTATGAGACACTTTTCACAGAAAAAAGTATGATGCAATTGTGTCAGTATTTGCAAATTCCTTATACTGATTTCAATTTTACTAGAGTGGCAAACAAATTGTTAGATGTGGACGAGTTTACAGACGAAGAGAAACAAATGATATACGATACTATTCCTCACTGTAAGCAAAATTATGAATATGCGATAGAAAACTTCGGTAATGACTTCATCGAAAGTATCTGGTGGACTCCTAATAAATAGAAGTTCTCTCCACTATCTAGGGAAATACTTTGATGGGTCAAATACTGGAACATAAGCACCTAATCATCCGTGCCGAACTTAAAAATCCGCCTAAGTGCGCAGAAGCCATTCAGGACTGGATGAAACTTTTGGTTGATAAGATTGATATGAAGATTCTTATGGGTCCTTATGCGGTTTATTCTGATATGGTAGGCAATCAAGGTTTGACAGCGGTAACTATTATCGAAACCAGCCATATTGCCATGCATGTCTGGGATGAAGTAGATCCTGCTTTGATGCAACTGGATGTCTATACTTGTTCAAAGCTGAATGTTGATGATGTATTTCTGGCTCTAAGTGATTTTATGCCGGTAAATGTTGAATTTAAATATATTGACCGCGAACATGACTTGACATTACTGGATAAAGGTGTTATAAGTGAGATACTTCCTCTTTAAACACAAAGGCGAAATCTGGTTAGTCAAGGACCCGGAACAGGTACCAAAGCCCAGAGAACTTTTGCTGCAAAACTCTAATATCGAATATATCAGAGAAAAAGCAGAAAGTTTAAAAAAGGGATTGACATTTAGGGACAAAGTTGCTAGAAAGAAGATACCAAATCTTACAACAGAGCATAAACTAAAGATTGCTCTAGCGTTAAGTGGAAGCAACAACCCCAATTGGGGTGGTTTGAAAGAAGAAACAAAGGCCAAAATTCGGCGCAAGATGCGAGGAACAAGGCGCAACGAAAACAATCCTATGTATGGCAGACGCCAAACATGGGAAACTCGCAATCTCATAGCGATGAAAGCGAGACACAGAAGACGAAAGTGGTGTGTTGACCCAAGCGGTAAAACGCATTTGGTAGACCCACTTACTTTCATATTACCTTCTGGCTGGATGTGGGGAAGATTTTACGATCCATATCGACCATGAGATTAATGAAAGTAAATTTTAAAAAGCACTTGACTTACTCTAAAAAGTGTAGTAAAGTGTATAACAGTTTCGGTTCTTTCTAATTGTTGGATAAAGTTTGTGTCGGGAGGGCTTCGGCTCTCCCACATGACTTATTAGATGAATGCATTGCTCGGTTCGATTCCGATGATGTTAGTTGCAAATGGCATGCGCTGGTCCAGTGCATTCTTCTAATAAGTTTTTGCCCTTATAGCTCAGTTGGTAGAGCAGTTGATTTGTAATCATCAGGTCGTGGGTTCGAATCCTACTGAGGGCACCAGTTTTATTCCCTAATAGCACAGTGGTAGTTGCGTCGGTCTGTTAAACCGAATGTCGGTGGTTCGAATCCATCTTAGGGAGCCAGACATCAGCCTCGACGGAGGCTGTAAGAAGTGTGACTGAATACTCTCCTGCCAGAGGGGATAAGGTAGATTC